AAGTATGAATGGATAGTTGGCGACAAAGCCAATGAAATTCGAGATAACCTTAACTTGATGATTAAGCAAGACAATTACTCAACATTGGTTAAGTGGTATCGAGAAGCATACGGTACTAAAAGCAAATTTAAACCAGAGATTGTTAACGACTAGTGATACAACACCTGGGAAAGTTTGAATGGGATTGGTCGAAGTCTTTGGCTTCAGTCATTGAGTCGGCCACTCCCGCAACCTAAAACAAAATTAATTCAGTAACTTTTTAACTTCATCTAGAACAATAGTTTCATCCATCCTTTCAGGATGCCAAATCATTCCATATATAGGAAGTGTTTCGTGTTTGAATGCTTCAGTATTGCCCTCTAGATCCGTGGCAACTGTCACAAACCCATCAGCAAGTCTTTCTATGTACTGTGAATGATAACTGTTCACTCTGTATTCTTTATCATTCATCATGATTCGATGCTCGGTGTCAACGTGTCCGTCTATGTGTCCATTTACTCCACCATTGACATCATTGATAACAAATGCTCCGTGACATATTCCTATGATGGGTTTTGAATTCTTTAATGCATGATCATACAACAGGTTCTCTGTGCGATTCCTGTTGACGCTGTCAGGACCACCAGTCAACACTAGACAGTCATAATCAATATCTGGTACTTTAACTGCGTTGGGCACCGGTATCAGGTTGTGTGGTGCTAAGAAGTCGTAATAGATACGCTCTAGTGCATCAAACACAAACATTCGAGGTGGCTTTATATATTCTATTTGACTGATTAATATGTTCATTTTGCCATTTATTTAATAATAACGTCGGGGGTATGGTAAATAATTACAGTTTAAAAATAGGCCTTTAAACTTTAACTTGAAAAAGGAGAAACATATATGTTAACAGGAAAACAATTCGTAGATAAAATTGAATCTGAAAACGAAGCACTCTTCCAAGCGTGTGAATTACAGACTAAAGATTTCTATGACAAGAACAAAGACAGATCAGAGTTGATTGACAACTTTGTAGGTCGAATGGTCAACGAAAGAATGAACATGGTTGAAATTTCGAAAGAAGTTGCGGCTATGCCAGAAGACACTGATCCAGAAAAATTAGTGTTACTTTCAAAACAAGCACTAGACGAAGCAAAACACTTTAGAATGGTTAGAGATGTTGTTGAGTACCTTACAAAAGGGAAAATTGATATCAAAGCCGCTGTTGAATCTCATAAAGACAAGATTCATCAAAAAGGTGCGAGTCTTATCGCGAAATACAACTGCAACAACGATAAGTTGATGTTAGCAGTTTATCAATGTCTTGCAGAAGGCAGAGCGGCAAGAAACTGGGGAATGATGGCGAAATGTATTACAGACAAATTTGTGTCTGAGACATACGCAGAAATTGCCAAAGACGAGTCGTTCCATGCAGAGATCGGTAGAATGGAACTTGAAAAACTTTGTGGTTCACAAGAAGCACAAGACAGAGTTAATTCTGTAATCGGTAACTTCAGACAAGACTTATATGCGATTACTTCTGCTAAAACTGGAGAACTTCCAGAAGCAAGAAAAATAATGGACGAAGCATACGCATAGTTCTTAATAATTTAAATTATTAACACCAAAGGGCGGTAAATTTTATCGCCCTTTTTTTATGACTTAAATATCTGCATGGACAACAAAACTAGATCTCTAGCAAAGGTAATATCCTGGAGATTGATAGGAATTGTTTTTTGGCCTACAATAAGTTACTTGGTCACAGGCAATTGGTTAGACACAGGTATTCTCACAGGTGCATTCATTTTCATGACGTTCATGTATTACATACACGAAAGAGTGTGGGATAAAATTAATTGGGGTAGGAATGAATAAGCAAGAATTAGAATATTTTAAGACACACTGGAAACCTCGTTGGGACAACAAGAAATATTCCGGCTGGGCACTATTGACAAAACTTAACCCAACAGACAATATCTTAGACATAGGTTGCGGAAACAATCCATTGAAAGAGAAGTTCGGCGATAGAGTTTATGGAATCGATCCCACAGGGTTGGGGCGTACAGACGAAGCAGTATCGATAGAAGACTTTGAACCAAAAGAAAAATTCAATGTATTCTTGTGCCTAGGAAGTATTAACTTTGGTACCGCAGAAGAGATTGAAACACAATTAGAAAAAATAACAAGCATGACGGAGACCGGTGACAGGATATACTGGAGACAGAACACATACGGAAACGACCATCCATGGCATGAAGAGTCAAGTAAAATTAGATTCTTTGCATGGAGCAGGGAAAAGAACCAACAGTACTGCGACAAGTACAACTACAATCTAAATGACATACAGGATGACGCACCAAACAGATTATATGCAGAGTGGATCAAACAATAAATTACTACTGAACGGTTGCAGTTTTACCCAGATATGGCAACCAACAGAACAATTCGTCAGACAACTAGGTTGTGATGAGACAATCAACATAGCCATAGAGGCATCCAGTTTTCAAAGAACCTGTAGGTCAACGATAGAATGGATAGCACAAAATGGCAATCCCCATTGTGTGGTGATACCAATTACATACGCCCATCGTTGGGAATTGGCAGTGGGACAAGAGGACCATGCCATTGACGGCACATGGTTTCCATTGCAGAGAAAAGAACTGCTCACAACCCCAAACAGAAAACTAGATCCCACGGTCGACAAAGATAAACTAGGTGACTTGCTGGACTTGTACTATGGTTGTAATCCAAACATAAGAACTTACTGGGATAAGACATTCAATGAAATTATAATGTTGAGTTCATTCCTAGAAAATAGAAAGATCAAATACGTAATGTTTGATATGTGCAATGATTTTAAACACGAGCACATAGATGGTTTCAAAGGATTCAAAAAACTTGATCTGATCAAGAGCAACGATAACATCATTGACCTGTTTTCATTTTGTGGAAACAAACATATGTGGCAGTCAATGGAACACAAAACACAAGAATTTAATTTACACCACGAATCAAAACAATATTTGGAATTAGAAAGTTACATAACAGCATGGCACAGAAACCTACACTCTTAATAATAACAGGACCACAAGGTTCAGGCAATCATCTATTCAGTAAGATATTTTCCTATCACAAAGATGTGTTTGGTTGGTCAGAGTTATACAAACACAAATGGGTAGGGCACGACCAAGAAGTGTTTCAACCGTACTGGTTAAACCCAAAGAAGATGAGCGAGTTTGATTGGACACAATCAAAATATTTCGTGACTAGTATAAGTTGTCCATTCATCCTGGGCACTAAATTCACTATCCCAAAGTATCACACTTTTATCAAACAAGCAAAGAAATATGCAAACGTAAAGATCGCAATAATTGGCAGAGATAGAAACATAGTCAAGCAACAGCAACTCAGAGTACGCAGAGGTAAGCACACAGCACCAACGGCACTGCAACATCTCAGTCTATTACAAGACCCATACTATCTGAGTCAAGAACTGTTTTTCATGTATGGCACAAACTATTTGAAAAGCATATCAAAGCAATTAGATTTTCCTATAAACACAGGTGCCTACATCCAAAAACTACTTGACGATGGAGATGCCAACAAAAAGTACGTGAAACCTGCCAGGAGAGGTCAGTTTGACAAATATCAATTCAAGATCAATTACAAATGAAACAAGTTGAAAAAAAAAGACATATCGCAAAAACAATCAGTTGGAGAATAATAGCAAGTGCAGATACTTTTCTGATAGCATGGCTTATCACAGGAAAATTAGATTGGGCATCTTCGATTGCTGGCATAGAAGTTCTCACAAAAGTTTTCTTATATTATTTTCATGAGAGGGCATGGTATAAATTTAGTAAGTTCGGCGTTAAAAATAACTAAATTCCAATTTACCATTATCTGTGTTGTAAAGTCAGTAAGTATGCTATACAATAAGAGTAAATAGCATTATGAAGAAGATCACACGCAGTTTATTAGAAGAATTGAGCAACGTATCCTTTTCGAAAGACAAGGAAAATATCGTTGAGAGTCGTGCATCTCACGTCATTGAGTCTGCTATTAGATTATTAACATACATTAGAGAGAACTTTGATTCTGAGACTGCTTATAAACTGGAAAAAAGATTCCACTCTTCAATTAAGAATATGGACTCTAGTAAATTTTCTAAGGGTGTAGCAAGGATAAAAGAAAATCAGCATATAAAAAACAACGTTCTCAAGATCAAGGACGGTGACTTTATTGACGACTAACAAGATCAGAATCAGCACACACTCCCCATTTCAAAAACTTAAATCGGTAGTAATAGGACAAGGCCTCGCGGAGGATACCTTTGACTGGATAACAAATGAAAAGATAAAAGGACCTATGCAGAAGATACTTCGAGAGACAAACGAAGATATGGCAGAGTTTAAAAGAGTGCTAGAAGGCCTAGGAGTGCAAGTGTTCCAACCTGCACCATTACAGAAGCATATTTTAAGTAACAAAAAACAAATACCTCACGTTCCTTTACAACCTCGAGATATATTTTTAACAATGGGTGATACCTGTTACCAACAAAACACTCATGAAGTCTATGACTACATGAAAGACATAGTACATGAAGATTGTTTGGTGGACTTATTCAATGAGGTGTATGGTCCGGGTGGTGCGTCCTTCGAAGGACACGAACTGATATCGGGAGCCAACAGTGTTAAACTGGGCAAACACATCATTATGCCTGCTGACGGAGAAGAAGGTTTCGTACATCCTGACAGACCCATGTTCAATCATATTGTGGACAAATGGAAACAGCAAGGGTATGAGATCGTACAAACAGATGAGGTAGGACACACAGACGGAATCATAAGTTTTATCAAACCAGGAGCATTCATGAGAGTTGGAGAATCTCCAACACAAGAAAAAGAATTACTTGCTAAATGGGATAGGCTAGAACTTGGTGAACAAGGCTGGATGCACCCTCAAATGAAAGACTGGATACAAGAGAAGAATCTTGTAAATGGCAGATGGTGGATAGAAGGTGAACAAGACAACGAACAACTTCACAAATTTATAAATGAGTGGTGTGACCATTGGGTTGGCTATTGTGCTGAAACTGTATTTGACATAAACACACTAGGCGTATCTGAGGAATGTATGCTGGTATCATCTTACAACAAAGAGGTATTTGACTTCCTTAAGAAACACCAAGTAGAACCAATCATTGTTCCATTGAGGCACAGATACTTTTGGGATGGCGGATTACACTGTTGTTCTCTGGATCTTGTCCGTGAAGGTGGTAGAGAGGATTACATTTCATGATATTTTTAATTGCACCTAGTGGTGGCAACAACAGTTACATCAGCATGAAACTCATTGGCAAAACATCTGGTAGCACTACGACTTATCATGATGCTGGATCTCACTCTGATGAAAAACAAATCATAAACATTTTACATTATGCAGATAGAACTCCTGGTACTAAACTTGTCATCAGTGAGGACTACAATGCTATTAAACATCTTGTACGAGATCAAGACACAGTAATACAGAACTACATTGACAAGCATAGAGAAATGTTATTGTTGAATTGGTTCCACAAAAACTTACAGGCCCTCGGCAATGAACCTGTTGTAAAATACGGCTGGAAAGACTCGTGGATATCATGGCAGAAAGAACTATGGAGCAAGTCAAGTAAGAATCCTATAGCATCGGCGGTAGCAGAATGGTTATATAAACTATCAGATGACAACTTCAAAGATATCAAACGAATACCAGAAATAGAAAAGGTGTTCAATTGGTCAGTGATGTATGATTCACCGCAGGCAACGGTTGACGAATTTCAAAAGATAGGGTACACTTACAGTATAGAAGATCATAACAGATGGCTTGAAAGTCAGGAAACTATATTGGCACATTGGCTTAACATTAAGAATAACATAGACAGTCCTTTAGATCTAGCAGACGATGTACATAAGGGTATAGCACTAGGTTTAAACGGTCTACAAGCAGGTCTAAGCCGCCTTGAGGTAGAAGCCAACTATAAACTAACCCCATAAATATTGTCATGCTTATTGAAGAAGTTTTAACAGAATTTAAAAGAACACACTTAGAACACATTGAGGATCTTGTGGTCACCGATGGGTACGAGGGTGGTAAAGCAATCATAGAATATTACAAAGGATTGTTGTTTACTCTTAAAGGCACATCATCAGAAGCAATGGAAGTATCTGTCAAATGGGACGGAGCACCAGCAGTGGTCTGTGGCACACATCCTGAAACAGGAAAGTTCTTTGTAGGAACAAAGGCAGTGTTCAACAAGAAAGATGTTAAAATAAATTACACAAAACAAGATATTGCAAAGAATCATGGCACTGACACACTAGGACAAAAATTATTGAAATGTCTAGTGCATTTAAGCAAACTTAATATGCAAGGTGTGTACCAAGGTGACCTTCTTTTTACAGATGACGTATCTCGCAACAACATCGGAGGTAAACCTCATCTCACTTTCAGACCAAATGAAATCACTTATGCTGTTCCAGAAGACACAGGACTTGCCAAACAGATTGCCGCGGCAAAGGTAGGAATCATATTCCACACAACATACGTAGGAAACACACTGGCGGACATGACTGCAAAAGGTGGAGCAGATATCAGTGCATTCACAACGTCATCAGACGTATTTTTTGACAATGCTGTATACAAGGATGTATCTGGCACTGCCAACTTCACTGCAGAAGAGACAAAATCATTTATGGCCGGAATAGACAAAATGGAAAGCCTACTTGAAAATGTCCCTAGAGATCTAGCAACAAGCCTAGGCAACAGTGACTTCGTGGACTTCTTTAAATTGTATATCAACGCACAGGTCAAGGCAGGCATACTGCCCGGCAATGTAAACCAATTCTTGCAAGGCTTCCAAAAGTTTTACATGGAAAGAATGCAGGGACAGATAGCAGGACTTAAAACAGATAAAGCAATTGATATGAGAAAGAGCAAGATGTCTGATATGCAAAATATTCTAGCGAGAATGAAAAGACCATTACAAGCCATGCTTACTTTCTACAAAGCGGCACAGAAGATGAAATCTATTGTTTTGAAAAAAATGAATCAAGCAATGGCAATTGGATCATTCCAACAAACAGACAATGGCCTACAAGTGACAGATCCAGAGGGATTCGTTGCTGTTGATAGATCGGGTAATGCTGTTAAACTTGTAGATAGACTAGGATTTTCTAGAAGAAATTTAACTTCTGTCAGCAAATTCCAGAAATAGATTCAAAGTTTTATTGATTTCATTTCCTAAATTTTCTTTGTGAAAAAATTTATCATAATTGTGTTGCCTCAGTGCCTTACTCTGTAGGTAGAAGTCTTGCCACGGTGCATCACGTAACCTATCACACACATCAACAATAGTATCAATTCGCATATCGGGATCTTTGTCTAGGTCGTATGCTTCCTCGAAGTAGTTGTTGAAAGTCCTAAAACCCATTTCTCTCAATCTTTGCAGATACAAGTGATTGCCATGCACTATAAAAAGTTGTTGTGCTATGATTGGTTTCCATATTTTCTCTGTCATGAACACTTCGTGATTGTTGTCATTGGTTTCTGAAACGATACTACAAGCAGTGTCGTTGTATGGCTTTTCATATATGTCTTGATCCATGCCATATGGCGGATAGTCCTGTGCCCATGGCAGTTCATACTCCTCAGGCAGTTTTCTTTCTGGCCACTTGGTGTGCAAACTATTATCAAGGATGCCTTTATCAAATAACTTGTTGTACAATTTTTCTCTGTGAGATCTTGGTTGCTTGTTTAGATAAAGGAAGTTGTAAATTTTATTGGAATGATCAAAATTGAATTTGCTGTCTTTGTGTTTGTTGTACATATAGAACCAAAACCATGACACTCCACCCGACCATAGTATCTCATTTGCTTGTTTTGAAACGTGCTTTGGATACAATGGCATTTGGTCTATGTTTGCTTTGGATTCCCATGGTGTTGCAAGTATAAAAGTAAATCCCTGACTGTGTAATAAGCCTCTCCTACGTTCCAACTCCTGTCTGTATTCTGCGTTGTGTGACGGGTGTTGTTCTCCCGCCTTTGATCTATCTATGATGGCAAACTTTCTATCATACGAATCTAGGTCATAGTGTTGTAGCATATAATATTCAGAGGTACACTCAAACGTTTGATCCTTGAAAGTATGCATATTGATAAACTTTTCATACAGATCATTCTCGCCTGTTTTCATTAGATCGGTTAGAATAAAATTTCGTTGCATATGTTTCTATAAATACCTATATGTTAACACCATTTATACAGTATGTAGCAGAGGGTCGGGTCGTAAGAAGACAAAGCGACTTGGAGAGGTACACATTCAACGAGATCTGTGAGAGAATATATCTCAGTTTCCTTTCACTGTCCCTGCTAAAGAACTATTCACAGACAGTAGGATTTGCCAAGTCTTATGCGACTCAGACAGTGGCAAGTGGTAATTTTGATAGGGTCAGAACAACATCAAATGACTTGGCCAATATGTTGGCTGTTGTGTTGGGCAAGACTGACATACTCATGAAGTTGGCAAACAAACAACAGGCACAGGCACAGAGACAAAGACAAGTGGCACCAGAGATGGCAATAAGAAGATATCTCAGAACACTCAGTGATGACTACAAATTTTTAACTGAACTTGAAAGAGGATTGGGAGTGACCAACAGTGCCTATAGGAATTTACGCAGAGCACTGGGAGACTATCCTAATCTAGACACAAGATCTAAATCGGCAACAGTCACTAGATTGCTACAGGCACTAAGGGCAAAACTATCCGGGACGGACCTACAAAGGAAAGTACAGGAGTTCGCTGACAAACAGAAACTGGAATTAGACAATGTCATAGACGCTGAAAGAAAAGGTGTGCCAGGCAAAGACCTAACACCAGATGAACTGACTGCCTATAGGATATTAGTTGGCTCATCGAACGTGAGAAGAGCCAAGGTGGCAGTTGACATGATCAAACAGGGCAAGGCAGTGCCGGCACCAATAATGGCCGCATACACGCCTATCGTAGAACTGATAGATGACATTGCCAAAGGTGGCATGACATACGTGAGATTGTTACAGTCCATACGTGACAGAGCGAAAAAGTAACGCCCAATGGCTGATGCAGTTAGTCGAACACAATTTGACCCTTCCGACTACGCAATAGACGATTTCAGTAAACACAAAGAACACGAGTTCTATCTTCTGGAGAAACGTACCAAAGAGTACCAGTGGATAGACCACACAGATCAGAATCCTAACTTTCAACTCTGTAACAAAGCACTAGAATCTATGCCTTCAAAAATCAATGCAGTAGATGTAGGTTGCAAAGATGGCGAATGGTCAAGGTATCTGACTTGGAATTTTGACCATGTGTATTGTTTTGATTATCAATACTCTCCTTTCTTTGCAAGGAATGTTGATGTCAAAAACGTAACCCATTATAAGGTTGCGTTGGGCAGGGAGTACACACAAGAAGTAGGCAGTGGTCGGAACAACTTCCGGAATCCTGTCTTTGATGTACCATACTGGCAAAGGATGAAAAATAACTCCACAACTGATATCATCATGCCATTGGACAAGTTTAATCTCGAAGACGTTGACTTGATCAAGATCGATGTTGATGGAATGGAACTTGAAGTGCTTGAGGGAGCAATAGACACCATCAAAGAATACAGGCCAGTGGTAGTTATAGAAGAATTGATCATGCCCAATGGACGTATCAACCATGGGGGTGTTGCCTACCTCGAACAGCATGGATACACACAAATATTCAAGTATGAAACCAATAATATACACACAGATTACATTTTACAGTCAAAAAAGTAATATTACAGCATAATTTACCAGATCAACATATAAATAAATGCAAGTTGTCACCTGAGCGGTGACAATGCCAATTTAATCAGAAACAAGGAGGATTTAAAATGGCTGGACAAACAAAAGTAAACCCTACTGCGGTAACAAACAATTTTGAAAGTTTTGGAAGAGATATCCAATTTTTAACAATTGACTACACAGTAGCAGTAAACGGATCTGCAGGACCACTAGGTGCTCAGAACGCAATCAGAAACACACTAATGACAGAAGGCACAATAGTTGCTATGGGACCATTATTGGACTCTAACACGCAACAAACTGTTGCATTCGAAGGTGGTGACTCAGTTGACGCAACAACTATGCAGGCATCTCTTAGAGCATTAGGAACAGTGGACGGTGTGAACTTAGGTTCAACAGAAGTTCATGCAACTAAACTTGGTATCTTAGATACTGCGTTAGTATCATAATAACTGTTTCAACAGTAAACGAAAAAGGGTGGGCATTAATTTGTTCACCCTTTTTTTACGACTTAAATATCTTTGATGTACCTATATCGTATTCACACACTGGTAGACATAACACAAAACGGTCCTTTGAATCAAAAGTTTCCGTTCAAGACCTTGTCTGGTGATGTGGTGCATGACAAACAGACACTTGCCGTGGCAAGAAATCAGAACTCCAACTTTACCACACTGATACAACTTTTACAGATGCGTGGTAACATAATTTACAAGGACTCACCCGTAAGGAAAGATGAGGTCATTGCAAACACACACTTTGGCGAGTTCTATGAGGGCAAACAGAGCCACTGGACTTTCAATTTCTTCACAGAGCAACAGGAGGTGTACGCAACCATGGACAACAAAGTAGGCTCACTGATCAGTGATTTTGATCTGGTGCCTGTTGTTAGTTTCTGCAAGGAAACTGCTACAAATCCAACAAACACATTTCTTACAATACAAGCAAAATTAAAAAACACATACTTTACATATTCAGGTTTTCAGAATAAATAAAAGCATATAAAGGCACAAGAACTAAAACGCACAAAGGCACACACAGGCAATGACTCAGGCTCATCTACAGGCTCTAATTACGGAGGTACGAATCCTCAAAAGAGATTTAAAAAGATATATGAGTACAACAGATTTAGAAAAACAGAACCTAGAAGCACACGTGGACCTTTGTTCAGAAAGATACAAAGGATTACACGACAGGCTGTCTGCGATCGAGATACGACTGTCCAGGATGAATGAAGATATGTTGGTTGGACAGAAGTCATCTAGAACTACAATAATCGCAACAGCAGGAACAGTGATAGCAGGACTACTATCTACGATGGTAGTGTTGTTGATGAAAATGCCCGGTTAGGCACAAATAACTTTACCAAAAAATGTTAATACAGATATTACCAGGAGTTAGAGTATTCATGACCGATCCAGAGATCGCTCTACTCAAGAAGGTGTTTGATTTACCATACTTTAGAAACACCACTTTACAACCAGAAGAGATTCATTTGGCCAAACTTTTGGCTGACAAAAGCATACTGGTCAGGAAAAAACTTGACACAGACGTTCAATATGCTTTAAATAAAAGAATAAGGTTTGCAAAGTATGGCTTCAAGAAAAAACAAAAATAACTCATTCGCAGAACTAGTTCGGCAGATAGAGTCCTATGGCCTCAAAGAAAAACTGCATGACATCGCAGTCAAGCAGGAAAAACGTAGGCCGTTCAAGCACCTACCCAAACAGTTCAGCAAAGGCATCTTGATAGGACACATTGCCATTGTACCAAAAAAAGATTCGGGCACCAGGTACGTGTATATTATTGCTGACATGATGGAGGCAAAGATACTGTATCATCACATAAGCCTAAAACAAACTGCGATACTTGTGGCACACGCACTGGCAGACAATCTAACACCACCATACAATGTTATTGAAATGGATAATCATTTTGCATCACAGTTATTCAATATAACAAACGCAAAACGTATGATGAAATTAGCACATAAACAGGGTGATGAAGATGTGGTAGCAATACAAGAGGATCGTTTGAACGAAGCGAACAATTTAGCGGACCATAGCAAAGCCGCAATACAGCAAATTTTTGCAAGTACCTTTAGAACATAATGACTAAATAAGTTTATGCAGAGTATAGAACTTACAAAGCCAGTAACCACAGAGTCTCTTTTGAACGAATTTGAATCAAGATTCAATCAAACAATGGATCTTAAAAGTTTCACTAAAGAAGATCTAGAAGACATGGCTAACAAAATTAGAACAAAAATTCATGAGATCACCCAAAATACACATTTCGGGCATGAACTTAAAGACAGCAACTATCAAAAGAGCCAGTCGATGCTTGACATAGTAAATCAAGCAATCAAAGAATATCAAGAACCAAATCCAATACTTGACAAAGCAAAAGCACCAATCAAAGACAAACTATCAAAAGGACAAGCATTAAGCAATGATGAAAGAGAAGCGGCGGCTAAACTTATGGCAATGAAACAGATGCCAAAAGGTACAGGCACTATGATGGGAGTCAAAGAAGGTGTTGAAGAGCAGTCAGAACTTATACTGGCATCAAAAGATATGATGGACAAGGTAACTGCTTTCTTAGAAGATCTAGCATCAATGAAGACAGAAGGTATGTTAGAACTAGCAGACAGAATCAGAGATGAAATGGGCGTTGAAAAAGCAGACGCATTTATAAGCACTATCAAACCTGCAATAGAACAAGCAGAAGCAACACTAGGTCAAACAAGAGAATCGTTAGACAAGGGTGTTAGATTATTGACAGGTGAAGAAACAGCAACAGACACAATGGGATCAGATGACACAATGAACACTGACTCCGATGAACTTGATTCTTTAGAACAAGATCCAGTAAGTGACGAGTTTGGTGCAGTTGATGCCGAGGCAGGTGGAACAGAACCCGAAGGCAGAGAGCAAAGAGAATCCAAAGAAGTTTTTGAAACATCAAACAGATTGTTCAGTAAATTAGCAGGCAAGTAGTCCTATGAGATTCTTCGAATTTCAATCAGCAAATAAAGAGTTAGAATCAGCATTGGTCAACACACTTGTGAACCTACGTGGCGACAGCAATGATAGGAACATATCAGGAGAGATAAGTTTTGATGCGTTGGATCAGTTGATGAAGAACACAGGTTACCCTACATTCAATTACGATCTTTTCAAAACAATATACGATAACAGTGAAGCATTAAAGAATGTTGTCAAAGATTTTGATCAAGAGAAACTTATTGTGAGAACTGAGAAAGACGCTGAAGCAGATCCTACTATGGATTTTGACGATCAAGGTTCTACAGATAAAGTTAAGCAGATGGCCAAGTCTGCAATGAACAAAAGAAAATAATTAAAGATCTTTTACTAGTTCCCAAATTTGGGGATATACTGATTTCCAATCAGTGTCACGTCTACGATCCAATTCGTTTAGATATATCTTAAATTGTTTTTGTCTAAGTATACTAGGTTCTCTCTTATCAAACTCTGCCATAATTCCCTGCATATAAGTTTTGTAAGTTTCTTTTACTGAATCAGGGTGTCCATGAGAGGTTGTATCAAAAGATTCAATTGCTTCTCGCAGTCCCCAATCGTTTATCTTGTCTCCAAATATTCCAGGGTACATATATTCTCTTGGTCCTATCTCGTGTTGGTTGGCTTTCATCATGCTCCAGTAGATAGGTTTAATTTTGTTACATTCGTTTATGTATCTGACCATGGCAGGCATACCTGGCACTGCTGTGACAGTCAACGCACTGTTGATGCCTTGATCAAATGATGTGTTGTGTAAAATGTATTCAAAGTTTTTAATTGCAACACCCAAGTCTAGACCAGTACGCACATATTCTCCTTCTTTGCCTAGTGCATCGCAACTGAAAAATATCTGTATCTTATCTAATCTACCTGACTTCTGCAATACTTCTAGTCTGTCCATCCACTTCTTAAAACGTTCATGTTCTATGTTATGGTTGCTGAAAAATACTAATGTAAGATCAGGATAAGATCCTTTCTCTAAAAATTCGATAAATCTAAATGTTTCTTTCTGGAGGAATGGTTCACCTCCCATTACAAATATTTTGTGTAGTTTGTGTAAATGGTTTTCAAACCATTTGAACAGCAATTCTGTGTGTTCCTCTATCTTTGGATTCTTTTTCCATTGGTCTGATATCTCAACACCTTCTATGTTGAAGTCTCCAAATCTTTTTTCTTCCTGTTGTATTGTTGAACTGTAATGAGCATCACAGTATATACAGGACTGTTGACAGGTGTTGCCCCAATATACTTCTAACTGTCTTGGTGTGACATCAACTGCTTCTAGGTCTGTGTCAAGTTCTGGCGGTGCTGTGGTTCCCTCTAGATGTAGATGCACCTGTCTATCTGACTTACCACCTGCTTCTTCTATGTGTTTGCAGTGTTCACACCCTTTGCCTGGCCATTCACCACGCAACATTTTTCTTCTCGCCTCTAGTTTGGCAGGTATGTTATGGAAATTTAATTCTCCGTTTCTTACCTCTACCGGATCACCCATGACCCTATGACAACTCGCAGACACTCCGTCAGTCAGGTAGACTGTGGAATGTGTCCACTTCAATTGACATGGTAATCCTTTCTTTATAGGAAAGGGAATTGGAGGTTGCTTTGAGATGCCCATATGTGTATAATTATGCTTATGAACATATCCGAAGACGTTTTAAAGAGCAAGGGAATAACCTATTACCAAAAGTACCCGTACGGAGAATTGTCGAGGGTGACAAAAAATCACAAGCGACACTATGAGACACCAGACGGAAGACAGGTGCCCAGTGTGACAACGGTGTTGTCAACAACCAAGGACATGACACACCTACACGCATGGCGTAAGAGAATAGGTGCGGAAAAGGCACAACAGATCACGACAGAGTCGGCAAACATTGGAACAGTGATGCACAACTCGTTAGAGAAGCACGTGAAAGGCAAAGAAAGAAAACCTGGATCAAATCTCATACATCAAAAGGCACACGCAATGGCCAATGTCATAATAGACAACGGATTAAACGATGTCAGTGAAGTATGGGGATCAGAAGTTTCTTTGTACTATCCAGAATTGTATGCAGGCACAACAGACTTGGTTGGTGTTTACAAGGGAGAACCGGCCATAATGGATTTCAAACAATCACGTAGATTGAAAAAGAAAGAGTGGGTGGACGATTACTACCTCCAATTGGTAGCATACTCAGAAGCACACAACAAACAGTACGGCACACAGATAAAGAATGGACGTATGTTCATCTGTACGCAGGCCAACGAATATCAAACATTTGAGATAGACAACTATGATCAATGGGTTGGTAAATGGTATGCTAAACTAGAAGAGTATTACAAGAAAATTCTATAGATATTTCTTAACAAGATTTGCCCAATGGTCACTACCATCTATATCAGGGTGTCCTTCCTTCTCTAAAGGAAAATCTTTACAGTGTGACTGCATGGAATACCAAAACTTTTCTATCCAAATATCTTTGTCTAGTTTGTCTATCAATTTCAGTAATTTGTTTTTATTGAAGACCACACCCATTCGCATCATGTCTTCTGTTTCTTTTGACATGAATGCATCTTTTGAGTAATTTTCTAAAGACTTGTCATCGATATCTGGCAAGAGTGCGTTGAAGTACCATAATTTTATTCTTTTCTGCTTACAATAATCTTGTAGATGTAACATATAATTCAAAGTTCTTTCTAGACTAGTATAACTGTTATGGCAGTTCTTGTAATAAAATTTTGAGTAGTCGCTATAATCTCCGCCTAAGTTTTCATCAAATGTGTGTATTGGTGTGCCAACTATTCTACTGCCATTAGCATTAGGCAACATGAATCTATCTGGACTGGTCCACCCTATAATTAAGGTGTCAACTGTGTGATTGTTAAGGTGTTCAATTGTTGTGTGAAAGATACGTTCATTAGACCCGCCGCCGTGTGCAAGATTAGTGCTTATGCCACATTTAGTAGTCCATCTATCCTGTGGCCCTAGGTATGCTTCTTCTGTGTAAGAGCATCCGTTTGATACTATTATATTTGGCATTAAACCTATTTAACAACTGCAACTGCCTATAATAAATAACATTAACATGGCAATAGTACAGATATCAAGAATACAACACAGACGTGGAAAAGCAACTGATCTACCGCAATTAGCGGCTGGAGAACTTGGTTGGGTAGTAGACGAACAAAGATTATACATCGGAAACGGCACAGTGGCCGACGGTGCACCAGCAGTGGGAAATACAGAAGTTGTAACAACTGGATCAACGGCTTTCAGCGCCGCACTGCAATATGTCTACAAAGGATACCTAGGAGATGGCACACCGATAGTGACCGGCACAGCAGGTGCTTTCAAGAGAACTATACAAAAGAAATTAGATGACAAAGTATCAGTAAAAGATTTTGGTGCAATTGGTGATGGTACAACCAACGACACAGCGGCGATACAAAGAGCCATAGACGAAGTTTACATAGACACAGATAAAACAGACGAACGATCAAGAAGAGTATTATTCTTTCCTGCAGGTGAGTACAAAGTAGGTGGGACAGATACTAGAGATGGTTCAACAATAATGACATTAGAAATTCCACCTTACGCAGAACTAGAAGGCGAAGGAATGGACAAAACAGTTATCAGACAAATCGGATCAAATAATGTTGTCGCGAGATTCCAAGACGCTCTGGGTAGAAACCTTGATGGTGCTACGCAGTACGGTAAGGAAGGTGGAACACTAAACGGCAGTGCAACGACTCCACGAAATATTTTTATTAGGGGAATAACATTCCAAAACGCAGAAGCATATGGTGGTGTGTCCATAGACACCGCGGCCAATGTGTATTTTGATAACTGCAAGTTCCAAGGAACTTATGCATCGAATGGTGCAGACGCTTCGACATCAAAAGGAATCACAGTTAGAAGTACAAATGCTCTGAAATGTTCTAACGTTCACTTTAACAGATGTGAATTCACAAAATTTGCTAGACTTGTTGATGTGTCGTACGATGTGACAGGGGTAACGATGAACCAGTGTCATTTCAGTGTGGCATATCATGGAGTCATAGTTGGAGAACAAGTGGATGGATCCACAGCAGGATTAACAGTTGGACCGAAAAATGTAAAAGTATTAAATTCACACTTCGCAACAATAGGCAACAATGCTATCAAAGTGATGGGAAGTTCAGCAGGTGCAGACGCAGGCACAGGCGACGTGAGAAACTTTGTAAGTTTTGGCAACTACTTTGCCTCAGATGTTAGTACAAATTTCCAACCAGCAAGTTCGGCCATTGCGGAATCACCGATATTAAACTTTGAAACAGATGAATGCCAATCGATTGCAGACTATTTCGAAGGTTCACAACTTAGAGCAACAACACTAAATCCTTTACCAACAATACAAGGTATAGGTGTACAGACAGAAACAACTAGACAGGTTACTTTGGCAGACAACACATCTACGGCCACCACAACAGGTATTCGTCTGCCAGCACTAAACGGCAAGTCCGTAATTGTAAATTACAAAATTAACAGAGGTACACGGTTCAGAGTTGGACAATTGATTGTGAATGCCTCAGGAAGTTTTGTATCACATGACGACACTTTCAATGACAGCAACGGCGACACAGGGGTTACCCTAACTGCTGTGATGGATAACCTTGATTCGACTGCAGGAAATGAAACAGTCATCATCAAGTTCACAACAACCAGCCTTGGTTCGGCCGCTACAATGGATTACCAAGTTACACATTTCGCATAATAGTTCTATAAAATCGTAAGTTGTCCACGTTTTTCAGTAGACAAAAATATTTTTATGTCGTAATATTAGTACATAATAAAAAATGCACAGCGACGTTTTCAAATGCACAAAACGAAACAATGAAGAATTCATAAACTCAAACAGAAACAGAAGATCCGATAAATATGTCTATTACACAAGTAAAAAATTCAGGAAATAAAATAAAAAAATCAATGTCAACTAACCCAAATAATATTCTCGTCAAGAAAAGAGATGGAAGGTTAGAGCCTTTAGACATTAACAAGATTCATTTTGTGGTTGAAGAAGCCTGTGACGGACTCCTAGGAGTATCTTCGTCGCAGATAGAAATGAATTCTAACATACAGTTCTATGATGGTATGACTACCAAGGACATACAGAACGTTCTAGTAAGATCAGCAAACGATTTAATCTCTCTGGAACAACCAAATTATCAATATGCCGCGGCAAGACTACTTTTATATGATGTACGTAAAGAAGCACACGGTCAGTATGAGTACACGCCGTTGGGAGCATTGATAAAAAGAAACATTGACCTGGGTGTGTATGACCCTGCAATACTAGAACAGTACACAACCTCAGATATAAAAAGACTAAACACATGGATCAACAGATCCAGAGACCTCAAGTTTACCTACGCAGGCATCAGACAGGTAGTAGACAAGTATCTTGTACAGGACAGAAGTTCAGGTACACTATACGAAACTCCTCAAGATATGTATATGATGATATCTGCCACACTGTTTGCAAACTATCCAACAAAAACAAGAATGAGTTATGTTAAAAAGTATTATGACGCAATCTCATTACACAAAATTAATATTCCAACTCCAGTTATGTCTGGTGTAAGAACACCTATAAGACAATTTGCTTCTTGCGTTCTAGTAGACAGTGATGATTCATTGCCTAGTATTTTTTCAAGTGACATGGCGATTGGATTGTATGTTGCCAGAAGAGCAGGCATAGGAATAAATGCAGGACGTATCAGAGGAATCAATTCTAAAATCAGAGGTGGTGAAGTAGCACACACAGGAGTCATTCCATTCCTAAAAAAATTCGAATCGACTGTGAGATGTTGCACACAGAATGGTGTACGTGGCGGAAACGCAACTGTCCATTTTCCTATTTGGCATCCTGAGATTGAAGACATATTAGTTCTAAAGAACAACAAAGGCACAGAAGACAACAGAGTTAGAAGAATGGATTACTCCATACAACTGTCTAAATTGTTCTATGAGAGATTCATGCACGATGAAACAATCAGTTTGATCAGTCCTCACCTTGCTCCTGGTTTGTATGACGCTTTCGGAACAGACAAGTTTGACGAACTTTATTTGAAGTATGAAAAAGATAAATCAATACCAAAGAAAGTAGTTTCAGCACAGGACATATTTTTTGATCTTTTAAAAGAGAGAGCAGAAACAGGTCGTATCTATATCATGAACATAGATCACTGCAACAGCCACTCTTCGTTTAAGGACCAAGTCAAGATGTCTAACCTATGCCAAGAGATAACATTACCCACAACACCAATACAACACATAGACGATGACAAGGGAGAGATTGCATTGTGTATTCTTTCAGCAGTGAACGTTGGTGCAATAAAAGAATTAAGCGAACTAGAAAACTTATGTGACCTAAGTGTGAGAGCATTGGACGAGATAATTGACTATCAAGACTATCCAGTGAAGGCGGCAGAAGTTAGCACAAAGAGAAGAAGAAGTCTAGGAATAGGATATATTGGACTTGCACACTACCTAGCAAAGAATGGGGTCAAGTACACTGATCCAAAAGCATGGGAATTGGTGGACAGACTTTCAGAAGCATTCCAGTATAACTTGTTGAGAGCAAGTTGTGCCGTTGCAGAAGAAAAAGGCAAGTGTGAAGGATTTGAAAGAACAAAATACGCAGATGGCTTACTGCCAATTGATCACTACAAAAAAGATGTAGATAAGATTGTACCACACAAACAGAGAATGGCGTGGGAAGCCTTGAGAAAAGACATAGCCAAGCACGGACTAAGGCATTCGACATTGTCCGCACAGATGCCTTCGGAAAGTTCTTCCGTTGTTAGTAACGAAACGAACGGTATCGAACCGCCGAGAGCGTTACTGTCGATCAAGAAAAGTAAAAAAGGACCGCTGAAACAAATCGTTCCAGAATTCCCTAAACTGAGAAACAATTACACCCTACTATGGGATATGACGAGCAACGAAGGTTACATCAATATTGTTGCAATGATGCAGAAGTATTTTGACCAAGCCATATCAGGCAACTGGTCATACAATCCATTACAGTATGAAAAGAACGAAGTGCCATTATCAGTAATGGCCCAAGATATGTTAAGTGCATACAAAATGGGTTGGAAGACGTCGTACTATCAGAACACGTATGACTTCAAAGGAGAGGAAGAAGAACTTCAACCAGCAGGGTTGGACGCAGTATCACAAGAAGAGGAAGGTGAGGACGTATTGTTGCCAGAGAGCGTAAACGGTCACGTTAACGGTCACGTAAACGGACAGGTTAAAAAATCTGAACAAACGATAAGTACCCAGCCGGACACAGATGATGAAAACTGTGACGCCTGCACAATTTAAGAGATAACATGGCAAAAACAATTTTTAATCAGAATAAGGTAGACTGGATGAAGCAACCAATGTTCTTCGGAGAAGACATGGCTATTCAAAGATACGACGACATCAAATATCCACAGTTTGACAAGTTGAATCAAACCATGTTGGGTTACTTCTGGAGAGCAGAAGAAGTAAGTCTACAAAAAGACAGAGCAGATTTTCAAACGTTCAGACCTGAACAGAAACATATTTTTACATCAAACCTAAAATATCAAACACTGCTAGACAGTGTACAAGGCAGAGGCCCGTCACTAGCATTTTTACCGTATTGTTCAAATCCAGAACTAGAAGGTTGCATAGTTACTTGGGACTTCTTTGAAACTATCCATTCGAGAGCATACACACAGATCATGAAGAACGTGTATTCAGATCCTGCAGAAGTTTTTGATACCATACTAGATGACAAAGAAATACTAAAGAGAGCAAAATCAGTAACAAGCGAGTACGACAAGTTCAACAGAATGGCACTAGACTACACAGTCAAAGGCAAAGGTGATATCATTGATCTTAAGAAACAATTATACCTTGCAATGGTCACTGTTAACCTGTTAGAAGGATTGAGATTTTATATATCTTTCGCCTGTACATTCGCATTTGGTGAACTTAAACTCATGGAAGGATCAGCAAAAATACTTTCACTCATAGCAAGAGATGAAGCAACACACTTGAACTTGTCCACACACGTGATCAAAGCATGGCAAAAAGGTGATGACGCTGAGATGACCAAGGCAATGAAAGGCACAGAGAAGACAGTTATACAGATGTTCAAAGACTGTGTTGAAGAAGAAAAGGCATGGGCCAAATACCTATTCAAAGACGGTTCTATCATAGGACTTAATGAGAAACTGTTGGGCAACTACGTTGAATGGATTGCCAACAAGAGAATGAGAGCACTAGGGTTAGATCCTATATACGATGTGCCAGCAAATCAGAATCCACTACCATGGACACAACACTGGTTGAGTTCTAAGGGTGTACAAGTAGCACCACAGGAAACAGAAGTGGAATCATACATTGTTGGTGGTATCAAGCAAGACGTTAAACAAGGCCAGTTCTCTAAATTTAAATTATAATAGTAGTACTTTACTCACTCTATAAATACTTGTATGTTAGTATGTAGATTAGGAGATATGGGAAAGACAGGACATCTCTGTACTCCCATGATACCTGCAAAGGCTACACAAGGTAGTGTATTTGCAAATGGTATTCCGGTAAACAGAATGGGCGATCCGGCATTCCCTCACTTGATCAAATTTGGTAAATTTTGTGTAGGACATGGAGCAATGATCAATCAAGGTTCTCCCACAGTATTTGCAGAGGGTATACCAATTGCAAGGGTTGGTGACTCATTTGACTTTGGCGCCATGGTGCAAGGTTCTCCAAATGTAATGGCTGGCGGAGGCAGTGTAGGTGCTTCTCCGGACGCAGGAGTATTGTCAGGCGGAGGACTATAATGTCCCTCAGACAAGGCAAGAAAGCACTCGCAGAAACACAACCAAATTTTTCAACACAGGGCGTAGAAAACGCAATCAAGAATATCACAGACATGGGTGGTTGGACAGCGGCCTCATATGCTCTCGACCTTGCAATAGAAGAAGACACTGTGATGACATCATCACAAAAGACCGATCTTAAGGATACAATAGATCATCAAATCAATTTAGGTAGACTACTTGGTGACCTAAGAAGACACTGTGCCGCAATTATAGATGGCACACAATTTCAAACAGGTGAAGGTGAACTTGCAATTAATTTTAATCACGGTGTGATGCTTATAGCAGGACTGCAATCCATCATACCAGAGGCACTTGGTGTATCTGCTGTGGACAAGAACAGAAGTGTAGACGAACACCTTGGAATACTACGTGGCATACTGTTGGAAACGTCAGACAGTTCTCGACCTCCACTTATCAGTATGATAGATGCAGTAAAATTTATATCAGGTAGCAATCATGGAACTGAAACAACCTATGTGAATGCTATCAATGACCTCAAGGCTTTCGTACAAGATATGAGAGATGATTCAACGGACTTTCAACAATCACTAGACAGCAGAGCCGCATTGGTTTCAAGCACAGGAGTGGCGTTCTTTAACAATATTGGTTCCGAACCACAGTTGACTTACAGGAAGATATTACTCGCAGACAGAGAAGATATCTTAAACCAAATAACAAGAGAAAAAGATAACAACAATACTTTACGAAATTACAGTACAATGATTGCCGACACAATACAACTACAAGGACTAGGTTCCAATAGAGAGATAGCAAATGTATTGAGCAAAGTTGCTCAAAACAAGTTATGGCAAGACTACTATGAGAATTATGACGAGAGACAAAAATATATCAATCCTTTGTATGATGTAGATGATCAGAATTTGGATCTGCTGGTAAAACAAAGACTTGCTGAAAGAAACCTACCTGATGTGCTTGACTTTATGGACACTGACCGGATAGTAGAGAAAGCAAAGAAACATCCTAAAGTAGACACAAAAGGATTTGACGTATATACTAACGAACAGTTGATCCCTATTATATGTGACCAACTATCAATATCCACACAGAACTTGACCTTTTACAGTCAATCTGAGAAACTACTAACTTTCTTGAATGAATATGATATACAGGTGGTCAAGGATAGTATTACCTTAAACACCACAGGTACAACTTTTAGTTAATTATTTTATTGATACTGTGCCGCCTTCTGCTTCTAAGGCCGCTTTGATTTTTTCTGCTTCTTCTTTATCGATATCTTCTTTAACTGTGTTAGGCAATGCTTCTACAAATTTCTTTGCTTCTAGCAATCCTAGTTCAGTGTATTCTCTAATCTTCTTTATTACAGTAATTTTTTTGCCATCTGCAAACCCTGTCAATGTGACTGTGACTGGTGCATCTGCTGGCTTCTCTGGTTCTGCCGCTACTGGCGGTGCTCCTGCTATTGCAGTGACTCCCCACTCTTTTTCTAATCTTTTAGACAGTTCTAGTGCTTCTACAACTGTGAGTTTTCCTAATTCTTCTACTAATGTTTCAATCGTTTTTACCATGTCTTTTATGTCTCTTCATGCCCATGTAATGATCTCCTGGCTCGTAATCCCATTTTTTACCATGGTGTCCTCGGATATCAGCATACCACATTCTCAACCTAACTAACATTTTAACCAACGGGT